CTACATCATTTTCAGGTTTTTCTTTAAGAAAGTGCTCAACGTCCCACGAACAATCTACTATGTAGTCTTTGCTGATAAATTGTGCTTCAAAGTCTGGTGGATTAGGTGGCTCTTGTACTTGTAAAGTAAAGTCTTGAATACGACAGTTCTTAAAGTCAAAGCCGCCGAATAGCTCATATTCCCGTAGAGTACGAACAGTACCTAGACCGTGTTTACCAAGATCAATACCGTGTTCTTCTTGACCAAAGAGTTGACGTACTTTGTTACGAGCGTATACATCCATTTCTCCAGATGTTTTACCGGTATGCTTTTCTGTGCCGTGATCATCCCAGTGTTTAACTCTATAAGACCGAGTGTATTCATGCCAGATATATTGTCTATAAGGACTATAAAAATCATACCCGTTGGTAAACGCTCTTACACTCATAGATGTTTCTTCAGTATAACCACCAAAGTAAATATCTGGATCGTAAGGAACTTCTTTAATAAATTTACCTGAAGCTAAAAAGAAGTGACCACTAATAGTACGAGCTCGTATAACTCTATTTCTTTCTTTATAATCTCCGATGTAATAAGGCATACTCATTAAGAGCTTATCGTAACTGAACTCATATTGAGACATTAAGCACGGTACCATATCGGTAATTGGCTTGTCGGGAGAGAAAGGGGTACAATAAGTCGTAATAATTGGCTTCTTAGTATAGGTAAGAGCTTGTTCATAATCCTGTAACATCATCGTATCCCAGCCTTTTTCAAAACGGTGATGAGAATCGATCTGAAGGGTTAACTTTTCTCCATTATAAAGAGTGTTTGTTATGGCCCGTGCCCAACCTAAACCTTTACTCTCTCTGTAGTCATGCTTAGATACTCTGTAGTTTGGCTTACCATCAAATATATCTGGGTTTTCATCTGGACCATACTGTAAGCAGATACCAAAAGAGAACTGCTCAGGGTTATCAGCTTTTGCAAGCATGTCTTCAATAGTAGGTACTAATTGCGGATCTCTATAAGAAGCAATTTGTACAAAGATGCGTGGTTTTTTTGCCATAAAAATAATTACAAGGGGAGTTTAATAATACCAGCAGTTTCTTTATCAAAATCATGAAGAGCTGCTGCAATAACCTGATGCATGTCATAGTATTTGTATTCAGCTAATCTACCTCCAAATAAAACGTTTTTAAGTGTTTTAGACTTTTCTTTATACTGCGCGAAAGCCTTAGTATTCTTTTCGTCGTTAATTGGATAATAAGGAGTCAAATTTCTTTGCCATACCTCTGGGTACTCTTTAGTGACGACTGTATGATTACAATTAACCCAATCAAAGTGCTTATGCTCAATAACTCGAGTGTAAGGTACTTCTGCATCTGTATAGTTAATTAATGCATTACCTTGATGGTCTTTAGTAGGCAATATTTCATGCTTAAAGCTAGTAGTTCTATAGTCTAGATCCCCGAAGCAATAATCAAAATATGCATCAATCGGGCCGGTATAAACCACTTTCTTAGCCTTTTTATCCCATTCCTCTCTATTAGCAAGGTAATCTACGTTAAGTTTTACCTCTGTACCTTTAAGCATATTCTCTATAATTTGAGTGTAACCCCCTATTGGTATGCCTTGATATGTATCAAAGTAGTAGTTATCATCAAAATTAGTTCTAATAGGGATTCTTTTAATAATAAACGAAGGTAAATTCTTAGGATCAGTCTTCCATTGCTTCTGGGTATATCCTTTAATAAACGTCTCGTATAGCTCGGTTCCAATCTCGTTTAAACACCACTCTTCTAGATTCTTAGGATCTTTAATAGGTACCTTACTATCTTGAAGTCTCTTTATAGCTTCTGCAGGAGACTTAACTCCCCAGAGCTGATATAGTGTTAACAAATTTATCGGAAAAGAGTAAAGCTTATCTTTATAACTAACTTTAGGTCTGTTTACAAAGCTATTAAATTTTGCAAACTGGTTAACATAGTCCCAAAGATCTTTATTAGAAGTATGAAAGATATGAGGGCCGTATTCATGTACATGGATACCGTCTACGTTTTTAGTATATACATTGCCCCCTATATGTTCTTTCTTTTCAAGTACTAAGCAAGTTTTGCCTGCTCTAAAAGCTTGATGTGCAAACACCGAACCATATAAGCCGGAACCAACTATTAAATAATCGTACATACCGTATTATTATACGGGCATACCTATACTATTCAACTTAGTTATTTCTAGGATCAGTCGGCGGGGTTCTAGATCCTGGATTTGCTTTATAACCATCTGTAACTGCCGATGCACTTGCAGCTGCCGCGCCGCCATTAAGAACAGTAGCAGCGGTGCGTACAGCTGTAGCGTTTTCAAGTAAGGTAAGAGGGATATTCTTATAAAAGTGTTGATGGGTTTGAGAAATATCTAATGTACCACCAGATATGTTTACAGCATCTCCGCTTTGAATTGGTCCACTACCAGAAACTTTAGTAATAGTTGCAGCTGCTATACTCCACTTACCTGTACCAGCAGTTATTGTAGACTTTTCAGATAACTGATATTCAACCGGTGCAGTAATATGTTGAACGTATGCTTCTCCTTCCGTATACGAACCCCCACCGATAATTAAATTTTTACTAATACCTAAATTATCATCAAGTAATACTTGCGTTCTATTACGGGTTCTAATTGCGATAATATCTGCAATTACAGAGAGATTAGTACCTCCATCTATATTAAAGTCTTCCTTAGAAGCTATATTAACTTGTGTGCCGGTTGTCTTAACAATTGTACCATCCACGGTAACCGGGCCTGTAGTATTGAGACTGTATCCACCTGAACCTACGAGGTTCTTATACTTGTTAGCTACTGTAACGGTATAGTTACCGCCCGGTTGATCATCAATATGAGTGTAATCTATTTTATCGATATCAGTGGGTAGAGTTACAACACTAGAAGAAGTAATATTAACTGCAGAAGAAACTGTTTTACCTTCTGTAATAACCCGGTAACTATCAAACTGGTTAAATAGTAAACCGATAGCTAATACTTTATGCTTAGTTATAGTCTCTATACTATTACCACCAAACCCCATTTTAGCTTCAGCTTTTGCAAGAGCTTCTGATTGGTCTATTATTTTTTGAGTAATACTTGACTTACTAGAATCGCTATCGGGTAACGCTAAGAGATCTGCAATAGGGATATAAGCATCTATCCAATCTTGCATTGCAGATTTGTTTAAATTACCAACTTTTATATAGTGATTACCTTGTATAATGTTATCAAAATCTCTAGCTACGAAAGAATTACTATGCCCTCTAACAGTTTCGAATTTATCTCTAAGAGTTAAGAGCTGTAAGTTCTTAGGGCTAAAAATCGAATTAAACTTGTTATTGAGCTCTAAAAAGCCGCCCGCAAAATGAGTAACTTTAAAGCGTTCTCTATCTGTAGTGTTAATTATTTCTATAGCCGCGCCGCGTTGATTTAATACCATTTTATTACGGTATACTGGATCAACTTTGTCAACGTTTATAGAACCTTTTGTTTTTATACTTTCGTAAGTTTCAGGGTAATCTTGACGAACATCTTCTTCTGTATTAAAAATACTATTAAAATCATCGGCCCCGAAAGATGCTCCGAAGTAAACTGGATAAGTGGTTACTCCTTCACTAAACATTACCCACACATGAGCCCCGACATTAGGCACTGAAAATAAACCTTTTGCGGCATTAGAATATGTAGAAGGAGTGTATTGTGTGCCGTTTTGATTGACTTGATTAGATTTTACCTCAGCTGTATCTGTAAAAGCATCTGTTAATTTTGCACCGTATTTTTCATACACATAACCTGGTTTCTCTCCAATACCATCATTATTTAATTTATAACCAGCGGTAGTAGTGGTAGTATTAGAATTCTTTAATGTAAAGTCAAAAGAAGCGTCAGAAACCGTACTTGTGTCGGTATTTGAATTATATGTACCAGAAGCAATTTCCCCTACAACAGCACCACAATATTCAGCCCAAGGCAAATCGTCTTTTAATTCTTCTATAATTAAACTTAAATCAGAAGGATCTATCCCGCCTGCAGTGCCTGGAAACTTAAACTTTCTATCTTTTTTAACTTGATTCCATTTATTGTATACAGTTGCGTTTGCATAAGGTACCCAGACTTTAACACGGCCTCTGTATTCAGGGTCGTTATTTTGTAAAACTATACCAAGATAAATTGAGTTAAATTTTTGCATTAGTTTAAGTTTTCTGCTTTAAGGGCACTTAACGGAAGTTGAGCTGTTGCAGTACGAACACTATTACCGAGATCAACCTTTATAGCAGACCCTTCAAAACCTAAATTAGTATACCAATTGTACGGGGTAATAAGATTACCAATCAACTCAGTATTATATGGTAAAAATTTACTTAAAGCTGAATATGTTTCATTTAAAGTGGTTTGTATACCCGGGCCTGCATCTACTACATATTGAGTATCTATTGTAGCTTCTTCGGCTGATACTAAAGATATACTTTCACTATTAGTAGCTGCATTATTTAAAACTACTTCATAAAAGCTAGATATTTCTGTATCTAAGTCTGGAATAAGCAAATTAGTTATTAATCCGTTATACGGCTTTGCAGTTTCTATATAGTTTAAATTACCTATCGAATCTGAAAAGTCCTGATAGTATTCAGCGGATATATCCTGTATCTCAACTAAAACAGCCGGGTTACTATAGAAGATAGCTTCTTCCCACCAATACTTGCTCCACAACAGCGGAAGAGTGTCTAGTGTTACACTAAAAACTAAGACGCTACTGTTAGATTCGTTACCAGCTAGTTTATTAAAAAAGTCTATTTGAGCGCCGATTACGTTACTTGAAAACTGACTAGCATAATATGCACTTGCAACTGACATTTCTGTAGTATAACTATTAGTATATCCTACCCAATAAAAAGTAGTATTATACAAATCAAAAGTCTTTACTATAGTTTCCATTACGCTTAATACTTACTTCCAGGTTTAAGTATTAAAAGGAGTTACTAGTAATGTCAGTTATTACAGTGTCCTTTACCCCGGTATCATTGAAAGAATGCATCTTAACAGCGGTTATTTCACTTATGTAGGTACCTTGGTCAAAGCGGTGAACCACTCTATGTACAAACCATTCCCCTAGTAAATTGTTGTCGTAGGTATTGTCTACAGTATTTTGTATTCTATCTATACCTATAAACACATTTGGGCGTCGAAAGGTTAAACCTGGCACGGAAAATGTAATACAACTATTTAAAAACAGAGCTGATCTCAAAATACGATTACGAGCTTCCGGGTATCTGTCAACTTTAGTAGCCCCGAAAGAGTAAACTACATTTAAGGATCTTGATTCTTCTTTACTTTGATTTAATGTTAACTGAGCGACTGGGTTACTGTTGTTATTGCCTTTAGACTTAAAGTTTTGTATATAATTTTCCTGTACATACTTTTTAATGTTTTGCATTGTATTAACTTCAAAGTCTAAATTAAACTGCTTTGAATGTACGTTATTTGAATAGCAAGGAGTGTTAACAAACACAAAAGCGTTATCGAGAGCTGCAGTCTGTACGTACTGATACTTGGAAATAGTATTATATATAGTGAGTTCCCTTATACCGGCAGTACCGGTAGGTACTCTCGATATTAAGTTTACGTTAATATTTGCTTGATCGGGGTTATTAGAATTATAAAAATAAAAATCTTCTATATACCGAGGACCGATCTTGTTTGCACTCGGATCCATAGCTTGACTAAATAATTTAGAAACTGTAGTAAGAGTCCATTCTTTTGTTATTCTGTTTCTATATAAAATAGGTACATCCCCTTGCTTGTTATCTTTGGTATTAGTACCCACGTGTCTATTGAGCAAATAATTTAAATCATCAATTGCGTAATTACCTGGAGGGGAGCTATAAAATATTTTAGATATACCTGGATCCCATTCTTTTGAAAAGGTTGTTTTGAACACCCCCCTATCTAGTATAGTGTAGTCTATTAAAGACTTTAAAGCGTCTCCAGTCTTAACTCTTCTATCATTATCTGATAGTTGGGAGAACGGTACGTTGGTTGCGCTAAATACCTGATTGGTAGTCCAGTTAAGATTGGTTTCTAAAAAGTATTGATACTCTAACTCCCAAAAATAAAGTTTCATACTCTTTTTTTCTGGTAGATCTGGGTTAGGAATATCTTCTATATCATACACGCAAAACACGTAATTTAACTGCGCATAAGTTGGAGTATTATCAACGCTTGGTACTATATTACCTTCCGGGAAAGGTACAATATTAACGAACAACAAATCTCTACCATCATTTCTGAACTTATATCTTAATTTATTTGATACTTCAAATTCATAATTACTTCTTTCAATTTGATTAGCATTGTTTTTAAGCACCATTGTACCTTTCACGTGCCATTCCCGGGTATCTTCTTCTATAGCTAAAGACAACAAATTGCCGGGGGGTACTGCAAATAATATAGAGTCTTTTTTACCTTGAGGGTTATATAGAGATATAGATATCTTGTATCTATTATTATTATAATAAATTACATCAGACTCTGCTGCAACTTGTTGCTGTAGAGCTTTTATTTGCTCTGGCGTTAAATTCTCTAATGCCATATTATAATTGCTGTAAAATGGTACTTGCTATTTCGGGCTTTAATATCTTTAACTTAGTACCAGGCTGTGGAAAAAAAACAGGATTTGTTATGTTATTAGTTGCGCAAATCAACCACCACAACAAAGTAGTACCATACATTCTATAAGAAAGAAGAGTATACGGGATACTATCGTTAGGTACAATATACAGGTCGTAATAAGTAGTATCTAAGTTTTCCGGTAAGTTAACTTTACTCAATATGTTATACACATAATGCTCATCTTTTAAATAAACATTAAAAAGATTTTCATAACGAAATTTTTGTAATTTTGTTAAATCTTCAACGTTATTTTGTTTGTAGGGGCCTTGAATCATATTATTATGGACCGAAAGAACCGAACCCGCCTACTGGTATAACACTACCACCAGGGCTACTACTACCCATACTAAAACCGGTTTGGTTAAAAGCTTTTGAAGCCTCTTTCCCAGTTAAACTATTACGTCCAACTACAGTTTGATTCGGGCCAGCAGCTTTGCCTGGCGTAAGTACAGTCGATGTTGTTATAATACCACCACTAGGCTCTAAAGTTAAGCGAAACAGATTTTGAGAATTAATAAAAACACTCTGTAAGGTGAACGATATTTTATACGCTTCTGGTATCATTCTCATTGTTTCAGAGCCGTTTGCAAACGTATTTTGTACTGTATTAGTTGCGTTCTGCTTAATAGATGTCGATCCGATATCTATCATTCTAACTGCTCCTACGTTTTCTATTTTAAGATCGCTTATGTAACAAGCTGGCATAGTCTTGTAGCCTAAAATTTGAGCGGTGTAAATACGGGGTGCATCTAACAAATTAATAGAACGTCTGTTAGGTAAGTTTTGATAACTAAATAAATAACAGAACTCCCAGTTTTTTCTTATGTGCTCTGGACTTATAGTATTTAACAAGTAAAATGTTACTTGTAGGTTTTCCTTAGTAGCACCAGTAAAAGATTGAGGAGCCTCTGCTTTAATAGCACCCGCTTCTCCGGATATTAATACATTAGTAGCTTCTCCTGCGGCCCCTAGCCATTTAAATATACTGCCACCACCCCTTCTTGAACTTTTATCTTCCGGGTTAGTACTACGCGGGAAACTTGTAACAGCATTTGCAATAGGATTAACAAATCTAGCTTGAAAATTATAATCACTAAACGTGTTAGTGTTGTTCATCATATTACTAGCACCCAAATAAGGTAATACGTATTCCCAATTAGTAGGTTGAACTGTGTATAGTCCTTTATACACATTCATATACTCGGTGCCGATATTTGATAAAATATCGTTTCTGTTGGGGCTTATATCTATACCACTATTATTATTATCGGTACGTAATGCTGTCTCTAAATCTGTTTTTACATTAGGGGCAGCGTTCAGACTGAGAGCGTTTGTAATTTTATCTATTATTGCGTTTGTCGCAAGGTTACTAGCAAATCCAACATTTTCAGCTACTCCGCGAAAAGTTTGGTACGCTCCATTGAGTTCACTAGCCTGTGTTAATCTATACTCAATTAATCTTAATTTAGGCACATACGCTCTAGCATCATCTGTAACAGTCCAAGGATATAATCCATGCACATTAACCACCCCGGTAGATGTTTTTACTCCTGCTTTCCACGCCGCTACTCCTCGAGTAGGATCTGAGTTTGAACTTTGTTCAGAGCCTGCAAATCCATCAGTGTTGGGTACTAATTTTGGCGCGCCTGCAAATGAGCTTTTGGATGTCTCGTCTTTGAATAAATTTGTAGGAAATGTACTCATATTATACTAATGCTTCTCTATAAGAATTATCTCTTCTGGTTTTGTTGCGATCAAGGTATATGTAATCTCTAGTTGAAGTGTCTCCGTTAGAACTGTTATTATTACTTACGTTAGTTATATTACTACTGCCTACGTTTGTGTCTCCACCGGATTGATTAGTTTCCATTACAGAAGTTAGCTTTTTTACAGAGTTATTAAGATCCTTCATATCAATAGTAGAGGTATTATCTGTAGATGTTTGAGTGGGGGTACTTAAAGGTAAAATATCAGGAGGTACTGCGTTTAAATTATTATCCTTTATTTCGTCTCTATAGTCTATTAAACCTGGTTTGTAAGCTTTAATAGTATTTTTAGCATTTGCTGGATCAATAATATTAAAGCTCTCAGCTCCTATTGCCCCCTTATATAGTTCAGGATTTTTTTGTATTTTAGAGTTAAATAAATTAACACTAGCTTGTACAAATGCATCTCTTTCTTTTTTCTTACCTTTTCCAGCAAGTTCTTTAGGGATAGCGACAAGTCTACCGTATTGGTCTTTAGTGTATGCTATATCTTGAGTAACAGGAGAGACTGTTTCATATTGTGGTGCAAGACCTTGACCAAAAAATGCGCCACCTGTTGAACCAAATTTACGATCTGTTGCGCGCTCAAAAGTAGGCTTACCTATTTTTACGTCTTCCTCTTCTTCAGTAATATTTTTGTCTACCCATTCCCGAGCCGGTCCTTCTGCAAGTTTTACTGCAGCAGCTCCGCCTCCAACTGCTCCAGCTAAACCTGTTACAGGCGCCGCCGCTCCTCCAACCGCTCCGCCTACAATACCACCTGCAGCAGCTCCGCCAGTGGCGGCAAGGGTAAGATAATCAATATACGCATGAAGCTTTCTAGCTTCTAACATAGTTATTTTACCGCTTTTAAGTTCTTCATCAATTTCGTAATGTTGCTTTACAAAGTCATATACCCCGTAAGCTGCCAAACCATAACCGAGCACAGTTGCTGCGGTGTTTGCTTTACCAATCGTTCCTTGAGTAGATTTAGGTATTTCATACCATTTACGGGGGCCTGAAGCAGGAGCAGTAGTAGTAGTAGCTGGTAACTTAGGTACAGAGTCTTTTGCGGTTGGAGATACACTATTATCTACAAATTTAACATTATCTGGAGTAATTTTTGTAGAAGCTGGTGGTGCAGGTTCATTATGTATTCTAGCCCACTCTGCTTTTTGCACTTCAGTCCAGTTATTAGATGACCCCCCGCGGTTACCACCGGAACCATCTCCGCCAGAGCCACCACCTCCAGGACCTCCACCGGAACCACCACCAGCTTTTCCATTATACTCAGAAACAACATTAACAGATTCTCCTGTAGTTTGATTTGTCCCTGTAGTAGGTCCAGTTGTACCAGCAGACCTAGTAGTAGGTCCTTCAGATGTTATACTTCCACGCCACGCTTCTTTAGCGGTTGCACGTTGCCTACCGCCTTCCTCCGAGAAGTCACCTGCCGGAACAAGTTCTCTTGGAGCTTGAACTTCTGCGGGCCGGGTGGTAGTAACTTCTGCTGGTCGTTTGGTAGTAACCTCCGTCACTCTTTCAACAAACGGATTTGTTCGTTGTGGTGGTTTTGCGACTGGTACATCTGCTGGCTTTGCTGGCTTTGCTGGTTCTGGCTTTGCTGGTTCTGGCTTTGCAGGTGCTTTCTCAGGTGCTTTCTCAGGTTGAGTAACGTTAGGTTGAGTAGCAGGGGTATTCGGAAACTCTTCTGGGGTAATAAACGGGTACTCATTTGGAGATGTCGGGGATTCCGGAGTTATTTTTCCGGGAGATTCTGCAGGGGTCGTAGTATTGACTTCAACCCCTGCCCCAGGTACCTTTATAGCGTTTTGCTTGTTAGTCTTGAGCGTGGTCTCTACAGCCTCAGTTGCAGTTTCAGTTGCAGTTGCAGTTGCAGTTCGGGTTTTAGCAGCCGCCACAGCTGCTGCTACTGCGGCAGCGGTAGCAATAGTAGTTGCCACTGGTATTGATACAAACGTAGGCAACATCGAAGGCATCTTTGTGCCGCAATCCGGACATGGATCACATAACTCTACACAATCGTCTTCAGTCTTTTTTTCTGGTTTTAAATTAATACAATTCTTAAAAAGTTTGCATAACTGACGAAGAGCTTCATCCCCGTACTCCATTACCTTTACCGGCTGTAAAGTTGGTACTCGAAGAGCTTCAGCTGCTGTTTCAGTATCCTCATCTGAATCAGTATCTGTAGAGCTACTTTCTACTTTTTTGTTTTTAAAAGCATCCATCATGCTTTTAATAAAAGCCCCTTCTGTAGTGCTACTAACAAACCAATCTTTAACTTTATTACTACCAGTATTTTGCTTTTTATTCTGCTCGAGTATAAACTTATTATTTTTATCAATAATAGTATTTAAAGAGCGTAATGTGCTTTGAGTTATTACTTCTAGAGTCTGCCCCTGTAGAGTTTGTATGCTCTGTATTAAACGAGCATTTTGAGCTTTACTACTTTCTTGTAAGGCAATAGTGCTATCAATTAATTTGTTATATCTATTAGAACGGTCTTGTATATCTTTTGCAGCAGTTGCAAAAAACCCTATAGTTTTTGAAAACGAATCTGTAGACTTTTTTAAGTCATTAATTGCAGTTAAAAAATTATCAGGGAGCGCTTTTCTTTCATTAGGAAAGCCGCCTTTTTTACTCTCCCGGCGTGCTTTTTCGGTACGAGTTGAATCAGCAACATTCGAATCAGGTGAAGGTTTTGGATTACTCGAAGACTCTGCATTGTCGTTGCCGGCCATATACAATATTTAGGTGCATGGATTGACTTTAAGAATCGTTTAAGTTAAATAACGAGCTATCCAATGGAACTATAGCAGGCTTAGTTTGACCTTTAGCATTAGTACCAGTAAAAGTTAAAAGCTGTCTTTGTAGGTTTGTCGACTTTTCTACGTACTGCATTATATCTTTAACCAAAGAAATAGGTAATTTTTCTAAAACTTGATAACGTTGATCGTATTTTAATGTTTTATAGTTTAAGGGAGTAGCTTTACCTTCAATTTCAACGGTAATTTCTTTAATAAACTTTGAAATTTCTCCAATAAAAGCATCTCCAACTGCCTCTACTGCATTTACTTCTTCAGTACGAGTACCAAGCGTTTTACCTCTAATTTGTTTTTCGTTTTCATACTGCTCTGTAATGGTCGGTAAGCTTATATTAACTGTGTATGCCGAATCCGTAAAGTTTGCTGTTAACGGGAACTCTATTGCTTTGCTATTATCTACTATAGTAGAGAGATCCATAGAATAGTCTTCATTATTAATTAAAGCACTATAGGTGCCACCGTGATTAGCTACTCTTAATTGTATTATAATGGATATACTATCTAGATAAGTTAAGTTCTCTAACACACTGGTATCTAAGCAGTTTTCAGTTATAATCTCATATATTGCATACACAAGACGGGTCTGAAATACAGGGTTATCTATAACAGTTTTTAGTAGACGTTTCTGTTGACCAGTGTTAATGTTTTTAAATTTAACTTCTCTTTTTAAAGTAGGCACATACACGTCAATTGCTTTTTCAGCATTAACCGTATTGAGTAGTTTTAAAATTTCATTAATATTCTGCATAAAAATATTTACAACTAAGTAAGATTTAATCAATTAACCGAACTCTGAACTACTGGTTGATACGTCTTTAGGGAACCCCGCTATTTGACTTGATACATTAGATTCGGATTGTTCTTTTTGCTGAGTTTTTAAAAAGTATGACCAAAATAACATTTGCTCTGCTGGAGTAATACTATCTAAATACTCTGCCGTAAAACCGGAGTGATGAACTAGATTAAACACTAATTTGTAAAGGTTAGTAAGGTCATCGGTAAATATAAACTTACAGACTTGTAGTAAAGTATGTACATCTGTCGAGACTGGCATATCCACTGAAACACTATCCGCAAAAGGAGATTTAATATAAAGTAGTTTTTGACCAGCTAAATTTATTTCTATATTTTGCATAGATTTCAAAACAGCGTTAAACACTGAAACAGGCAAGTTTTCTACTATACTTAAGCGTGTTTCTATATCTAACCCTTTAAAGTCTGTTTTTATATCCTTTATACTAATGCTATCTATACAGGAGGCAATTTGATAGTAAGGTAGCTGAGACCTATTAATATTTGTGTCGAAAAAGAACTTTTCATGTTGAGCTTTTATAATTGAATGGAACACTATAAAGTCTTCAATTTCAACTATTTTAGTATACTTAAGATTTTCAAGCTGAATGTATAACTCATCGAGTTTGCAGGTATAATTAAACTGCTTATTGGTAGCAGCACATGTTACGTTTAATTTTAAGTCAGGACTCACGCAAACAGCTCGAGCATTGAGCAGAAGTAGAAGTTTATCTATAACGTTAACATCCTCCTGTAATATCCCAGGTATAATGTATTCACAAGTGTTATTAAGACAATCTATAAACGCCGAATCGTCCGCGTTATAAAGGGATTTAACTACGTCTCTATACAGTGCTCCACTTAGTTCTCGTGCTCGAAAGACTCTATTATTGAATCCCGGTAGCTTTACGTTAAATGTAAATCCCATTAACTATAATTACCTAATAAACTAACTTAAACCACCCTAGTTAAAAGTTTGGATCAGGACGGCCAAAACCCCCTGCATTAAATCCAGGAACTCTACCAAGTTGCTCTTTTGGTACTATATCTGAATCCGCTCTAGGGTTAGTAATTCTAGGTCCCTCTATAAATACAGATCCAACTTCTCCTAATGTCGCATTAAATGGTTTTGGAGCGGCTGGTAAATTTACTTTTGGTGGAGTATTACTAAATGTTTCTGAAGTTGAAAGAGAATAGTAATTATAAGCCCAGGATGTCTTTATAGTATTGACTGCATTAGTTCCGTAATCATAAGATGTTGGGGTATCAATAGAGATTGGAGCACAATCAAAAAATTTAAATACTTTACGAGGAGTTACTCCGTTACCGTAGGTAGAGAAAAAGATAGCTGTAATAGTAGTCTTTATATTATCAGCGCTGTTAGGCGCACGCGCTATTAGTCCTAAATGCGAGGTAAATATTATCCAGGGACGAATTACAAAATCAATAAAAGATTGATCTGTCTCTAAAAAAGAAATTGCTACAGGTTCTTGTTGTTTACGGCTTCTAGTAACTACCCCGTCTAGTAAACCACCTGAAAAATCATCATAAGCTGCCTGCATACCAACTCTACTAACACTAACACTTTCTACTGGAGGGGTAATACCGTTTGCAAATAAACAAGCTCCAGTATCACCGTTTTTCTGGCTAAACTTAAGAAGATTGCTTGTAGCAGTATCTATATTCCAACCACGACCGCCTGGACGTCCTGGCTCAAAGTACCCTGTAGAGTAATTCTGAACAGCTGTAGGTATAGTTTCAATGCGTATAAAAAAGTTTGAACCTAAAGGTATCGAAAACTCTTTTTGGCCCAATAGCTGCCTGAATAACTCTAGTTCAGAGCTACCATTACCTCCATTAGCTCTTGGTCCTAAAGTTTGCATTAATACTACTTAAATAAATTTTTAAAAGCTTGTTGCGCTTTACCTAAACCAGTAACAGCTCTACCTAGGGTGCCTAATGCTCTACCTGTATTAGAAAGCGTTTTGCCAGCTCTTAATAGACCGCCTGGTTTTGGACGTACTCTTCTACTTCTTCTTAGTTGTGGCATATTTAAAACTCCTTATTAGCTAGCGTCAGTTATCCAATATTGATAAGCAATAGTGACTGGTATTCTTTGTATTGTACCACCAGCAGTTAAGTCAAAGGAAACATCTCCTACTTGGGTAATAAATGCCCCTTGAAGGGTATAAGTTACGAGCGGCTCTAATTGATCATCTACCGTGCACATCTCTATATAATTTTCATCTCTATCTGGTAATTGTAGATTGCCTGTAGAAGTATCTTGAAAATCAAAATTACCTAACATAGTAGATATAAAAACATCTCTTAAAGAAGTACCGTCGCCACGATCTTGTTGAAAGTAAAACTCTACATTCCATGCTTGAGAACCTGGGAATTTAGTCGTGCCTGGTAAATTAAAATCTAGCCCCATAAACGGAACTTGGTTGACAGTTGTCTGCATACTTGGCAATGTAGCAGTACGTAACATAAGAAAGTCATCTTCCCCTAAGCCGCCAGTATCATTAAGTACACTCCAGTCTGTTATTCTTAATTGAAAGTCTCTTGTAAACCCTGTATCTTGAGCAACCGAGTAAAATTCTTGTATTCCTTGTGCTAGTGGCATATATTATATTTAGGTTAAAGTTAGTATTTTTAAAAGACTTTATACAAAACCACCAAAATTAAGATTGGTTTGAGGTGTTCGAAAATTTTGCGCTACGTTTATTTTTTCATCTCCTGCTATAATATATTGAAATGCTAAAGTCATATCCAATGTTAACGGGGTACCAGTAGAGGTAGTATCAAACGATAAGCTACCCACATTAGTCGGGAAGCATCCGACTAACGTATATATTCTATTCTCGATCATATCGCCATTAGTATAATCTATAAGTGCAAGATCTATATTACAGTTAGTCCAGTTAAGGTTTGAGTTATTAGAATGCTCATTATAAGTACCCACGCTCCATTTTTCCAAGAGCTGTCTTAATATATAGTTCCCGTCGCAATAAAATGTAACTCTCCAGCTTTGATTTTCTGGATACTGGGCTTCAAGTGGAACTACAAAATTAAATGCTTTGTATTTAACTTCCCCAGTTTTAATTACTCTTGACGGTATAGTGCCGTCTTTAGCAAATATTAAGAGGTCCCCCATATTACCAGCAAAAAAATCACCAGCATCTCCACTAATATTTTTTATTCGAAACGCGTTGTTACGAGCGAGACCAAATTTAGTTGCTGCCTGGTAAAAATCCTGTATTTTATAGCCTCGTGCCATTGTTAATACTTAATACTAGGTACATAAAAAAAGCCCTATTTTACTAGGGCTTTGTAAAATAACTTTATATTTTATACGTGTCTCCAATAATGATAAGCAAGTACTGCAGTAAACGTAGTAGGAGCGCCAGTACCGGTTTGATCGTAATCAATAGTGCCTAACTCTTTTATATACGCGCCGTAAAGCTTGTAGGTGTTTAATACTTTATCTTGATCATCAATAAGATCTAGTTGTATTAATTTATCTACCCCGCGTACTGAAAGATCGCCTGTACTGGTTTCATCATTGAATATATCGTTAACTTGCCAGTCTTCAAGCTTCTTACGTAAGACTCCTTTAAGATCGTTACGGAATGTAAGATTCCAGCTATCTGAGCCTGGATAAGTTACAGTACCTGGAACGTTAAAGTTGAGCCCCATGTAGGGCACAGCTTGATTGGAAATGCTACGGCTAGGAAGGTTTTTTGTTGTTGCATAAACAAAATCATCTTCGTTAAACGTATCGTTACCAATGGCGCGCACACGCATCATGAAATCGCGAGAGAACCCGCGTTCTTGTGCAACTCTAAAAAAATCTTGTATTGTTTGGGCCATAGATTTATATATTTAGGTTATTAAGC